CCTGAAAATCCAATAGTAAACCTCAAGCAATACCATCTTACTCTCTCCAAGATCGTTGAGCTTGCTGGATTTAAGGACCCTTCAATGTTTTTTGGTGATCCTGCTCAGTACCAGGCACCAGAACCTCCACCTCCAGAACCTACGCCAGAAGAAAAATACATCGAAATCCAGGGTCAGAAAGTTCAAATGGATGCCCAGAATGATATGGGCAAACTGGAACTTGAAAGGGAGAAGATGATTCGCCTGGATGACAGAGAGAAAGATAGAAACGAAACTCAGGCTCAGTTGTCGATTATGGATATGGAGGCAAAATACAATACCAGGCTGGATACTGAGAAGATAAAAGCCAATCTGGAACGGAACCGGGAAGAAGCAAAAGAGAGAGAAGCAATGATTAAAGCTCAGCAACAGGCACAACAGCAACAAGCTCAGCAACAACAACAGATGCAAGCTCAGCAGCAAGCTCAAGCTCAGCAACAACAGCCCCCTCCACAACAACCACCACAAATGCCACAAAATGGCTGAACAAGTTTTTGATCAGTACAGGTCAGAACTGAGACAGGGTAGACCAGATACCTGGTATGACCCTATCAAGTCTTATCTTGGGACCCTACCCGAATGGGACACAACTCTCCCAGGAACCTCAGATGATGCTACTTATCTTTTATCTGAATTCAGGAAAGATATAACCCCTGTTGAGGGTCCACTCAGGTCTGGTGTCCGGTCCACCCAGGAATATAATAAAATGATGGGTCTTCTGGATGAAGGAGATTATCCTGGAGCAGCAGCATCAGGGATATGGTCTGGACTTGAAGCAGTAGATGCTTGGTTATCTTCATTAGGTGTAGTAGGAGCAGGAGTATCTACCCCAATAAAAGCAACAAGAGTAATTAAGAATTTAACTAAATTAAATAAAGGACCAAATAAACCAGTTCTTTCTCTCCTACCTCACGAGATCCCTAAATATGTTGGTAATATCCCAGATATAAAACCTGAGATGTTGAAGGGTAAGAAGGTGTTCCCAATACATGCTGACTTAACTGATGGAGGCATTGTCTACACTGGGATAGACTCTTCCAAGTTAGATGTTTCGGAACCACTATTTGGTGGTAAAAAATTCCCTAGTTTAGAATCGTCAAGAGATGCAAATGCAGTGTGGGCAGTTCAAGGTGGTGAAGATGGACTGATTAAAAAAGCAGAAAATTCTGATTATGCAATAGTGGTAGCAATGGGCCATGATGCACATAAGAGTAATACATCAGTTAATATGTCTACTTTAAGGACAGTACAGGCATATATCAGGGATGGAAGGATCGGTGTGAGCAATATAGGAAGAATTAATAAGCTGATAAAAGAACCTACCAAGAAGATGAAACCTGCAGTAAAGAAGGATGTGGCTAATTTCCCAGGGGTAGAAAGTGACCCAAGTGTATTAAAGAAGTATTTTAAAAGCATTTCCTTCCCTGCAAGAGAGAGAATTCTAACTCAATTATCATCATCAGATGCGGATAAATTTGGGGTCCCAAACATGCCAAGAATATTAAGGAAGGTTGAAGATCCAGATACTTATGGATCGAACTTAGGTGATGCACTACTTGTTCTTGAATTAGATAAAGGGAAAAATAATCTTGTTGAGTTAGGTGTCCATCCAGGGACAAAAGAACATCCATCTTATAAATATGGTGTTAAAGGTAAAGTAATAGGTAAGTTTCCAGCACCTACAGCATACCAATCTGTATTCCCTGATTTTGCAAATCCAAAATTAGCAGAAGGGAGAAGATTTGACAATGTAATAAGGGCATCTACAATGTCAAATTTTAATCAGGTACTGTCAGAAGATGTTCTAAAAAACATCCAATTCACTCCATTTCAGCATATTCAATCACCTAGACAGGCAGCACTTACGTTGGAGGCAGCAAGAGGGGAATGGATCTCATCTGGTATGACAAAAACTTCAGGTGGTGTTTCTCCAGTTGATTTTGAAAATGCATTAAAAAATTCTGATGCATCTTCCACACTGACACCTTACACTAAAGAGGAAGTAACAAAAGGTGCAAAAGATGGTTCTTTCCAGGTCTTTCAGTTGGGTAGGGCAAAAATGGGATCTAAGGGTGGAGAAGGTGGTACTTCTCAGGTCTTTTTCGGAATAAAAGAGACAGATTATAATGCAGATTATGGTTTTACACACCCTGATCTGGGACCAAATGAAAGGGCCGTAGTAGGAGTTGTAAACAATGAACCTGGTGCAAAAGGAGTTGCTGCACCTGGAGTAATGGGGAAAGCAATTCAGGAAGGTGCAACTGCACTGGATGCATTTGCTGTCCCAAGTAAAAAATACCCTAGAGGTTTTCTGCCAAAGGTGTATAATGATTATGGGTTTGTCGAATTAGGCAGGGTGCCTTTTGAGGAAAAATACTATTCGGCAACACAACTAAATGACCTAAAGGAGTATTGGAGATCAACCGGATGGGATGAATCTCTTGGTATGCCTGAGATGGTTATAATGAAATGGAAAGGTGACGATGCAATACGAACCGATGCAATTAGACTTATTAATGAAAATGGTAGCTTCAAATCTGGGTCCCAAGTTGAAGGGATTATTGAAGCAGCAGAAGAATATTCTGGAAAACCAACTGGACCTGCTCATGGAGGACCACCAGGGACAAGCCCAGTCAATAACCCCGGAGGAACTGGAGGGAGCATACGAAATAGCAACGCTCCACACTCCGGTGACCAATACAGAAATGTCCTCTCAGAACTTTCCCTCCTAAGTCCCAACCACCTCCAAAATCTTGGGTTGACTCCTGAATCTCTATTGTACTAATGGAGGTTCAATGGACGAAATAGATTTAGAAGAATTAAAAGATTCCCAACGAGCAAAAGAACTACTGGATGATCCACTTATCCAGAAGATATTTCAAGAATTAGAATCTAAATACATTGATGCCTGGAAGGAATCTGATCCAAAAGATTCTTCAGGTAGAGAAGTGCTTTTCCAACTTCAATGGGCAATAGCAGAGGTACGCTCGCATTTGTCTGTTATAATGGAAAAAGGCGAGTTTCATAAACAGACATTGAGTCGATCTATGAAACGCAAAATATAAATATTTTTACAGGAGCAACCTATGGAACCTGGACTCCAACAAGCAGAATCCACATTTAAATCGATGTTGTCCGATATACCAATCGATAAACAACAGCAGTTGAATGAAGAAGTAGCTGAAGTCGAAACTGAGATTGAGGAGGAAGAACCTGAGATCGAAGCAGAGGCCGATGCAGAAGTTGAAGCTGAAGATGAAGAACCTGAAGAAGTTGAAAGTCAACCTCAATACCACCAAGTTAAATTAGATGGTGAATTATATGAGATAACGACTGAGGAAGCCCTAGCAGGTTATCAACGCCAGCAAGACTACACAAAAAAAACGCAAGCAATTGCAGAAGATAAAAAGCAAGCACTTGCGGAACAGGAAGCAGCTAAAAATGAAAGGTTGCAGTATCAGCAGAGGTTAGAGCAGGTGCTCCAGCAACAACAATCATCTCAGCCCCAAGAACCGGATTGGGATAGTTTGTATGAAGCTGATCCTCTTGAGTGGATGAAACAGAAAGAAAATTTTCGTTCACAAAAAGAGAAGAATCTTGAGTTGCATCAGGAACAATATCGAATGAGGCAACAACAGGAATACGAGCAGCAGGAACAGATGAAAACTCATTTGTCTCAGCAACACCAAGCACTAATTGATGCGGTACCGGAGTGGCAAGACCAGAAGGTGATGCAACAAGAGAAAGCTCAAATCAGAGATTATGCCGTTAATACTTTAGGTTATTCTGCTGAAGAAATTTCTCAAGTGTATGATGCTAGAGCAGTTCAAGCTCTACGGCATGGAATGATTGCAAGCGGATTAAAAAACAGAGGTAAGGTAAAACTTAAATCTAAATCCCCAGCAATTAGAGCCTTAACACCAGGTTCTGCACCCGAACAACCTAGAAAGCAAACTTCTGTTCATAAAGCTAAAATTCGGCTAGCTAAAACAGGCAGAATGTCTGATGCGGAGGCCGTTTTTAAACAACTGTTGTAAACTATAACATACTAATATAAAAGGACAATATGGCAAAAGTAACGAATGCTTTTGACACTTATACCTCTATAGGGAACAGGGAAGATCTTTCGGATGTGATATATAATATCTCTCCTGAAGAAACCCCATTTGTTTCGATGGCAGGTAAAAGGTCAGTAAGCTCAACTCTTTTCGAGCATCAGACGGAAAGTTTACCAGCAGTATCTACAACTGCTCAATTAGAAGGAGATACGATTGCTGCTACTGCATCGAACAATACAGTTCGGAACAGTAACCAGTGTCAGATCCTCTACAGAAGTGCTGCAGTAACAGGTACTGAAGCTGCAATAGATCGTGCAGGAGTAGCAGATGCTATGGCTCATCAATTATCAATAATGAGTCGTGCATTAAAACGTGATGTAGAAAAGTTGATGCTTGGCAACTCCATTAAAAACAGTGGAGCAGCAGGTACTGCAAGAACAACTGCAGGTATCCTGGCAAAACTGTCAACTAATATTTCTAAGCACTCAGGTGGAACTAATCCAACTGCAGCCCAAGCTGCTCTAGGAAGCACCGCACGTGCAGATGGAACTGCAAGAGCTTTTACGGAAGTATTGCTGAAAGCAGTTTTGAAACTCTGTTATGACTCAAGTGGAGACCAACCCACTGAAATCATTATGAGTTCAGCAAATAAACAATTAGCCAGTGCATTTTCGGGTAGAGCATCTGCAACTCAGGTTGTAGCACTTCCAGGAAAAGCTGATGAAGTAAATGCTAACGTACCCCTGTATTCAGGAGATTTTGGCGTTTATGCAATCCAAGCTGATCGGTTTATCAGAGGTGAGAAAGATGTTCTCATCATCAACCCAGAATATGTAAAAATTGCTCAATTGCGAGCATTTGAAACCCAGGACATAGGCCGAACAGGCGACTCTTCTGGAAAATATATTATTTGGGAAGGTGGTTTGCAGGTAGATAATGAGCTTGCTCATGGTCTGGTTGCAGATTGTGGTGCATAATCATTAACCTGATTTAACCCTTAAACTACCCCTCTTCCGGGAGGGGTACTAACCAATTTTCTGGAGAGAAGAATGGAATTACTTGCCAAAAGCAACAACGAATTTAGGGACAGTAGACGGAGTACAAACTGCAGTCCATACAGAAGATGGGACTGGTAAATTTCACGTTACTAAGAAGCAGGATGTCCAGGCTACATTAGACTACACAAAATTCCTCAGAGAGCAACCTGTTGACAGGAAGAATGAAGTCAGACATGTCGCAGAAATCCCCCCAGTATTAGCAGCAAAACTTTACAGAGATGAGATACTTGGTCCAAAGGGTAGTACAAAAAAACTATTGAAATGGCTAGATATGCCCGAAAATAAATGTTTCAAAACCGTTGAAGGGAGATTGTCATAAATGGCAATTTCAACAAAAGCTGAATTGAACACTGCAATAGCCAACTGGCTTAACAGATCAGATCTGACTGCCAGAATACCCGAATTTATTTCTCTTGCGGAAGCATCTTTCAACCGGAATCTCAGGACAAGAGAGATGTTAGTTCGGAGCACTGCTCCAACATCAGGCCAGTATGTTAGTTTACCAACTGACTTCTTAGAGATGCTGAATATTGAACTGACTTCAACATCACCACCAAAACGACTGGTCTACATAACTTCAGATAGGTCAGATGACTATCGTGAGAACAGCAATAATGAGGTTGGTACTCCCGATTATTACACGATTGAAGGTACCTCAATCCAATTATTACCAACTCCCAGTGCATCAGTAACTGTCCAATTAAATTACTATCAAGATATCCCAGCACTTTCAGGTTTGGCAGATTCTGCTAACAACTGGTTATTATTGGCACACCCAGATATTTACCTTTATGGCACTTTAATGCAAGCCTCACCATATATCATGGACCAGCAATCTGCACAAATTTGGGATGGTTTACTATCAAGATCAATGCAGGAATTACAGATGTCAGATGAAAAAAGCAGGTATTCTGGTGGCACTTTAAATATGAGACCAAAATATATCTACACATGAATGAAACTTGGACAGAAGAACCAATAGGACCAACATTATATGGAGTTTCAACATTCGGTAGCTCATATTTTGGAGCTGCAGAATTTACTGATGGAACAACAACTACTGTAACCTGGTCAGAAGATACTACTGACAGTACAACATGGACAGAGCAATAAAATGGCAAATACATTTACGGATAACTATAATTTTATAAAAAGTGAAATAGGTGGTGATAATCAATCCTGGGGAAATAATCTTCATTCCACACTGGTACTGGCAGACTCTGCAATAGCAAAACTTGTTGAGGACCAGATTATTTCTGGTATCACATCATCTGCAATTGACTTAACTGCATCTGGTTCTAATGGGATCATTTCCACAAATGCAAATTTAAAATATTTTGAATCGGTTGTAATTGGAGATAAGATCAGAGTTTCAGGTTCGTCTGAGACAATAAATGGTACAGCAGCAACACCCG